GACTGGTGCATTAAATGTAGAAGGCAAGCTTGCAAAAGTTTTAGATAAAGAGGAAAACGTATTAGTTGTAAGAGCAACTGATAGGGATACAGTATTAAATGAAATTAATGCAAGAATTGCCAGAGTCGAAAAATTTGACCCTATTGCTGCCGAAGAACTTAAAGTTCTTAGACAGAATGTAAAAGATATATTTAACAAAGGCATGGATCCTGGTGATGATATAATGTCTCAATTATATTTCTTAGATCCTAAGACTAAAGATCTGGTTGAAAAGATGACTAGAAATTACGAAAAAGTTGTAACTCCAGAAGATTTTAAAAAGATTGCAAGTATAATGAGTGAATATTTAGCTGAACAAGTTCCTATATTGAAAGATTTTACTCGTTTCTTTGGGAGATTAGCTGAAGATTTTCTAGCTAATTCTAAACCTTCTAAAAGCGATTTTGATTGGAAAACAATTGCTAAAATTTCCTTAAGAGGTAGTAAAAAGAAAGGCTATGTATTACCTGATTATATTAGCAGATTATTTGGGTTAAGAGCCGGAGAACCTGTTAGCGAAAAGATTTTAAAAAGATTTGGTGCTTGGAAACCTAATGGCACTTTAAGTGAAATTATTTATGGAATTGATACTCCAGATACAAGACGAACCGGTGGTAAATATTTTAAAACTGAAGTTGTAGTTCCTGCTGTTGATGTTGATAAACTTGCTTTAGGTAAGGAAGTTAAATTAACAGAATTAGAAGTATTTTATGCTAATAAATTACCTAAAAGCTGGACTAATGTTCCTTGGGTTAATTTTGATGGTAAAATTATTGAGCAGAATTTTACTCAATCTTTTGAAGAAAGACTTGTTTATAAAGACAAGTTTGGAAATTATGTAACAAATATTTTACAAGTGCCTCAGAAAACTGAAGCAACTTGGTGGGATCAAGTAATAAATAAATCTGGAAAAATAAATGATATTGCAGATGCTGGAAAAGCAAGAACTGCTTTTGCAGTTAATGGAAATCATTCAAATGATGCTGTGATTGTTAAAAAGTTTCATTTATGGGGTCGAAAAAGTAAAGTACCAACATCTACAATTCATGATGCTTTCTTTACTAATGCAGCTAACATGTTACAGGCGAGACAAGCCCTTAGAGAAATTTACTCAGAAGTTTTAGATAAAAATGTAGTTAGAATGACTTTGGACGAAATGAGGGCGCGTGGCTTGCCTAAAGAATTATATGATAAATATCTTGAAGAAGCAATACAACTAGGAATTATTCCAATTCCTAATAAATCTAAAGTAGGTGGGAAAACAATTAAAGATAGTGATATTTTAAAATCTGAGGATATTTTGAAAGAAATTCCAAAGGGTTTTAAAGATAATTACGGATGGTATGGAGTAGGATAGTCCAAACCCGTTAAATTAACCCAGGTGCCACTTGTAAAGTAGCATCCTAATTTTATAAATTAAAGGTCGTACCTTTAAAGAAATGAGTTGTACTCAAAGGAATAGAAATGGCAGATGAAGACCTGAATCAAGATTCTAATGTCAATACCGAAGATGATAACAAATCTTCTATTGATGAAAATAAGAATCAAGAGGATCCCGTTCAAAAACTTGTTAAAGAAAAAGTAGCTGAAGCACTCAAGGATATTAAAAGTAAACTTGATAATGCTTATGGTGCAAGAGACGATGCACTGAAAAAGGTTGCTGAACTTGAGCAGGCAAAAAAAGAAGCAGAACTTCAGCGTTTGAAAGATGAAGGCAAGCATAAAGAAGTGCTTGAACTTCAACTTGCCGAAGAGAAATCCAAGAGAGAAATTCTTGAGAGAAAGACGATCGAGTTAACTCGAGATCTTGAATTAAGAAATGTTCTTTCTAGTTATAGTTTCAGAAATGATAATGCTCAAGAAATGGCTTATCGTGAAATTGTAACACAACTTGTTCAAAACGAACAAAGTATTTGGGTTCATAAATCAGGAGTTCCTTTACGCGATTTCGTAAAGCAATTTACTGATGATGAGGCAAACTCTTTCTTACTGAAAGTTAAGTCTTCTAGTGGAAGTGGTAGCTCTTCTGCCAAACCTGGAAATACCTCAAGTGATGATAAGAAATCATTATTCTCGTTATCTCAAGAGGAAGTTCTTAAACTTGCAAGGGAAGGAAAACTTCCTGGAAGACGCTAAAGGAATTTAAATGACAGTCAAAACAAATCTCAGTGGTGCAGATAACTATGTGCTTCAAGAAGCGCTCAGCGCCTATTCTGATGAAGCTTACACTACTGCTCGTAAGCTTTCTGGTACTGATATTGTTAGTGGAAACCCTTTGATTGATCCCAACACTGAGACCTTTACCGGTCAACTGCGTTGGTACAAACCCTTGACTCCGACAATCAATGTCGCGTCTCTGACGGATTCCACAGACGGTTCTACTACCAGCTTTTCGTCTGACTATATGACGTATATTAAAACTGTTCGTACTCATGGTGCGAGCAAGGTTAATATGCAGCAAGTCGTGACGCAACAAGATGGTCTTGCCAAAGTCGGTAGAGATTTTGGTGAAACTCGTGCTCAAGACGAGCACAATGCTATTCTTGCTGTTCTTCGTGGTGTTGCCATGTCGGAAGCTCTGAATGGGGCTGGTGCCGCTGCTGGTTCGGCTGGTCTTGGTGGACAAACCTTTGACAATGATCCTACTAACAAGCGTTATGGCTTCTATGTGGATCTTGGTGCTTCTAAAGCAATTGTTGATGCTACCACCACCATTCAAGGTGCAGCCAGAGCTGAAGGTTTCCTGAGAGCTTTTGGAATGGCTTATAAAGACTATGAGCCCGATTATGCCTATCTGGTTACTTCGCCTGAAGTGATGGCTTCTTTGCGTTCTGCCAATCTGGTGGATCAGACGCCTGTTACCGAAGGTAATGTTGTGTTTAATACAATTTTCCAAGGAAAATTCCGTATTATTCAAACCAGAGCTTCCCAAGGCTTTAGCACCGCTGAGTTGACTAAACTGAATACTGGTACTGGTGTTGATATCACCGGCACTAAGACTTCGTTTATTGTTCTTCCTGGCGCTTTAGCTATGGAAATGCTTGCTGTTCCTGAGTCAGTTGAAATCGAGCGTAAAGCTGCTGCCTACAAAGGCGGTGGTACTACTTCGATTTGGTATCGTTGGGGCTATGTCTTGCATCCGGCTGGTTACAATTGGGCTGGTAGCGATGCTGCTTTCCCGGCTGATGCTGATTATACTAAAGTCGTTGAAGGTTCTACACCTAAAGAACTTACTACCGTTACTTCGGGCACTCTTGCTAGCACCACAGGTACATGGGTTCGTAAGTCGAGTTCTGCACTGAGCCTGGGAATTCTTCCGGTTTTCCATTCTTAATTAATGGAGATCACTTATGGCCCTCGTCAAGGATACAAATTCTTATGTAACAGTTGCAGAAGCCGATTCCTATTTTGGTGACAGATTAGATGTTGCTGCTTGGACATCTGCGACTGCCACTCAAAAAGCTCAGGCTTTAATTACTGCGACTAGATTATTAGATGAACTTGATTGGACGGGAATTGCTGTAAGTGAGACGCAAAACCTTGCTTTTCCAAGAAAAGGAACTTATTTTGATCCTAAGATAGGTATGGATGTAGAACTGACTACATCTGTACCTTCGAGGATTTTAAACGCTACTTATGAATTAGCGTATCATTTCTTAAACAATGATGGTTTATTAGATGATACAGGAAATGTTAAAAATATTGTAGTTGGAGGAATTAATTTACAATCGATTGTTTCTCCAAGTAAAATTCCTAATTTTGTTAGAAGACTTATAAATCCATTAAGAGTTGAGCGAGGTTCTAATATGTGGTGGAGGGCTAACTAATGGGCTATCAATCTTTAATTGATAGAAACCTTAGTAAAGCTTTTACACTAGTCAAAGATCTTGCTTTAGATGCTGTATTTACTAAAAAATCTAATTTAGAATTTAGCTTTAGTACAGCAGAAATGAATACTCCTAAAAATGAGAATATTAATGCCAAGATAATCGTTACTGAGACCAAAAAACCAGCAAATGACCGTAATACATTTGAAAAAATTATTATGGTTAAATCAAAAGATGTTGGTGATTTAAATTGGTATTCAACAGTTAAATTCGAAAATAAAACTTGGAATATCTCTAGTATTCAGAAAAACGATGGATTTGTTTTAATGGCAAATGTTTTT